GTTCGGATGACAGCGGGACGTCAACGACTCCGGCCGGGACGTCCGACCCGGCCGGATCCACCTCGGAGTCGGGGGGTTCGACGTCGGGGGCTACGGGCTCGACGACTCCGAGCAACTGAGCGGAGAGCTGACGCAATGCGACGCACGATCATGATGGCGCTACTGGCGCCGGTGGTGTCGGGGGTGATGCTCACCGGGGCACCGGTGGCCAACGCCTCGACGGCCGCCCCGACCGGTCTCGTCACGACCGGGCACTTCACCGCCGGTCGACACGGGGACTCGGACCGGGAGCGCTGCGAGCGGCGCCACGGCTGGCACTGGGACCGGCACGACAACCGGTGCGAGCGGGACCGGCACGACGACCGGAATCGTCACGACCGGCACGACAACCGTGACCACAACCGACACGATCGTGATCACAACCGTCACGACCGGGACCACAACCGGCACGACCGGCACGACAACCGGCACGACAACCGGCACGACAACCGGCACGACAACCGGCACGACAACCGGCACCACGACCAGCACGAGAACCGGCGCTGATTGATCATGCCGTGGGCGCCCGCATATGCCACCGTCGACGAACTGCGCGAGTTCGTGCGGATCGACGACGCGGCCGACGACACCGTGATCGAGGGGGCCATCGAGGCTGCCTCACGGTCGATCGACTATGCGTGCGACCCACGGCCTGATCACTTCCGGCAGTTCGGCAAGACGGACACCGTCCAGCCACGCAATTTCACGGCCACGGTCCGCGGGTACGGCCCCGCGGTCCGTGGCCAGTGGGTGGCCGAGACCGACGACATCGCGGACGTGACGGGAATGACGGTCCTGGTCGGTCCTCCCGGCGCGTCGGACGTGGCCACCGGGGTTCTGGGGTTGCCGCGCAATGCGCCGGACCACGGGCGGCCCTTTACCTCGATCGCATTCGCATTGTCCTCGTTGCCCTGTCCGACGCCGATCTCGGATGCGGTCCTGGTCGGGGCCATTTGGGGCTGGCCCGAGGTGCCGGTGCCGATTCACGTGGCGTGCCTCATGCAAGCGTCGCGCCTGCTCTCTCGGCGGGACGCGCCGTTCGGTATCGCGGGCTCCCCAGAGATGGGGTCCGAGATGCGTTTGCTGGCCAAGCTCGATCCCGATGTGGATCTCCTCGTGCAGCCGTACGTGCTGAAGATCGGCACGGTGCTGGCGTGAAGTTGATCGACGTGATGGACGAATTGGGGGTGGCCCTGGGGGCCATTCCCGGACTGCGCGTCAAGTCGTACACGGAGAAGCGGGTCAATCCGCCACAGGCCGTGGTCGCGCTGCCGGGCCGCTATTCCTACGACTCGACGATGGGCCGCGGGTCCGATGACATCGAGCTGTCAATCGTGGTGTTCGTCGGGGTGTCCGATGCGGAGTCCTCGCGGAATGCGATCGGGCAATACGTCGACGGGGCAGGCAATGCGTCGGTGAAGAAAGCGGTTGAGGATCACCAGCCTGCCGGTGCGTACGACGTGGCGCACGTGATGGACGTGCAGTTCCTCATTATGTCCGTGGCGGGTGTCGAGTATCAGACCGCAACGTTCCGGGTGCGTGTCGTCGGGAAAGGGATCATCTAATGGCATTCATCCATGGCAAGGTCACGGTCGTCTCGGTCGGTGGCACCGACATGTCCATATTCGGCACCTCGGCGGAGTACGAGCTGAAGTCGGATTCCCACGACGTCACCGCGTTCGGCGCGGACTTCCACGTGTACTCCGGTGGACTGAAGGACTCCACGCTGAAGCTGGAGGGCACCTACGACGACACCGCCGACGACGGGCCGCGGGCGGCTCTGGAGATCCTCGTCGGGGACGTCACTGAGTTGATCTACAACCCGGAGGGGGCCGGTAGTGGCAAGCCGATCCGCACCTGGAATGCCCTGCTGACGTCCTACACCGAGACGGCCCCGGTCGCAGACATGGTCAAGTTCGCCGCGCAGTTCCAGGGCGCAGGCGCGGTCGTGCTCACCGAGGGCACCTGAGCGCACGCACGGAATCGGACGGGAATCGGACATGGATGAGCACAGCACGGACGCCACGGCCACCGCACTGCCCGGGGTCGACCCGGGCGCGGTGGTGGATAAGGCGGCACTCCTCACCGGCGGCTCGGCGTTCGGCGTCACCGTGGTCCCGCTGCCCGGTAAAGGCGTGATCAAGATCCGGCCGCTGTCCCGGGCCGAGGCGCTGGAACTGTATGAGCAGGAGATGTCGGCGGGCGATATGGAGCGGGCCGTATTGCATCGGGCCTGCGTGGATCCGACGTTCACCCTGGCCGAGGCGGGCCAGTGGCAGGCACATTCCGGGGCGGGTGGCGACATCCTGACCGTGGTGAACAAGATCCTGGAGATCTCCGGAATGGTGATCGGTTCGGGAAAGGCAGCGTACAAGCGATTTCGAGGCGCGTCCTGAGATCGAGTTCACCTATTTCCTGGCCAAGGAATTGGGGATGACCGTAGGGGATCTAACCGCCCGGATGACCAATATGGAGTTCGTCGGATGGATGATCTACTACGGGCGGCAGGCACAGCGGGCCCAACTCGCGGCGGCCCAGCGCTGAGCGGGGGCCCCGGTGGCGCATAACGACATCGAGGTGTCCGGGGTCCCGGAAGTGCTGGCCGCGCTGGCCGCGCTCGACGTCGCGGCCGATCGCCAGCTCGACGAGGTGATCGACGACGCGGCCGAGACGGTGGCCAGCCGGACCCGGATCCGGATGCCGATGGGTCCGCAGCCGGGCGGGCACCTGCGTAGCTCGGTCCGGATCGACCGCGGGGACCTGCGGGCCCGGGTCGAGCACGGCGGCCCGCGCTGGCCCTACGCCGGGTGGCTGGAGTTCGGTGGCCGGGTCGGTCGGCGCCACGCCGTCAGGCGTGAGTGGGTGCCGCGCGGCCGGTATCTGTACCCCGCGCTGTCCACCGTCCGCCCGGGGCTGGCACCGGCGATGCATGAGGGCCTGCGGGCGGCAGCCCGCGAGTCGGGGTGGGTTCCCCGTGGATAGGCGCGCCCGGCCCGCAGCGGTCATCCTGGCGCCCGGACGGGGGGCCTGAGCGATGGCCCTCACCGGCGGCCCCACCGTCACGCTCACATTCAAGGGCGACACCGACGATCTGAAGCGGTCGATCGCGGGCATCGGCTCGATGGTGGGCGGGCTGTCCGCGGGTGTGGGCATCCTCGGTGGCCTCGGCGCGGCGGCCTCGGCCGCGGTGCTCGCGGTGGCGGCGGTGCCGCTGGCGTTCGCCGGTATCGGCATCGCGGCGGCGGCTCAACAGCAGATCGTCAAGGATCGGTTTACTGAGCTAAAAGATCACGTCATGGGCGAGATGAACCACATGACGGCGTCCATTCAGGGTCAGCTCATCATTGCCGCCGACCACATTACGGCGTGGTTCGATCGGCTGGCCCCGAAATTCGAGGATCTGTTCAAACTCTCCGCGCCCTATATCACGCAAATGACCGATGCCCTGCTCGGGTTCGTCGAGAATGCGATGCCGGGGCTGGAGACGGCGCTGCGCAATGCGCAGCCGATCATGGACGTATTCGCCCGTGGGCTGGGTGCACTCGGTACCGGGCTCGGCGGATTCTTCGCGGCCCTGTCCGCGGGGACCCCGGGCGCGGTGGCCGGACTCGATGCGCTGTTCAAACTCACCCAAGATCTTTTGATCTACCTGGGGCAGCTCATCGCGCAGCTCGCGAACGCCCTGGGCCCGGCGTTCGCCACGCTGGCGCCGATCGTCATGGATCTTGTGCGGAACCTCGGCGACGCGCTGATGCCGGTGATCATCGCGCTGACCCCGCTGATCGGGCCGCTGGCCGAGATGCTGCGGGTCACCCTGACCACCGCGCTGAACGTGCTGTCCGCGGTGCTCACGCCGGTGATCTCGGCCCTGGTCGATGCCCTGCTCCCGGTCATCCCGCAGATCACCGAGGCGTGGGGCGAGATGGCGCCGGTGATGATGCAGATCGCGCAGCAGGCCGGGCCGCTGCTGGCCGAGATCATCCGGGCGCTGGCCCCGCTGATGCTCGAACTGGTGCGCGGCACCCTCGAACTCACCCAGGCGCTACTGCCGGTGATCCCGCCCCTGCTGGAGATGGGGCACAACGCGATGCC